ATCAACAGCTCTCATTTGCATTTGAAGAGATGTTGTTATGTCTCTTTGAGAAGATAAATACTCTCCAATAGTTCTATTAGATTCTGATTGTTGTTCAGTAACTTTTTCTAATAAATCCAGAAAATCTTTTCCTAAATCATTTCTTTCACGATCTATATTAGCACCCTCTTGTTTTCGAGCGTTAAGTTCTTCTTGTTTTTTAGGATCTATGTTATCTCCGTTAGCCATAATATATAGTTATTCATGTATAAATATGAAAAAAATAAAGGTATCGCATGATACCTCTATTTAAAAGTTATAAACATTATTAGGATTAATATTTGGTCTATGAATTTTATTATTATCTCCTATTTGTTCATTTCCTTGAGCTTTTCTTTGTTCTTCGTTTTGTTTTTCGATAAATTCATTAATTTTACCAATGTGAAAACGTCTTAACCAAATAGGCATGTTATATATTTCTGAGTGTATAAATCCACCGCCGCCATGGTACACTAGATCATGTATTTGGGTAAATAGGATACTCCTATACTGAGGCGTCAGGCCAAAAAAAGCCGATTCCAATGGGAATTGTTACATCTTCTACTACAGTCCCATCTTCAAAAGTTATATTGAAATCTAAATTAATATCAGGCATTATACTAGCTACATATTCTCTAAACGGTCTAGAATCTCTTGCTAAAAACCTATTATCTACAAATTCTCTAATTGTTTTAGTACTATAATCACCATTTACAGATGAAATCATATGTTTTAATCTAGTAGTTAGTTGGGGGTCACTATTTTTATTAATTTTTTTAAGACCTTTTAATTCATTATCAATTTTTTTCTCATCAGATTGTGTTAAAAGTTTAAATGTAAGTGAAATTTTTGAAGTAGGTAAAGTAAATTCAAATTCATTTTTACCATTAATCATTAAACTTTCATCTAATTCTTTATCATTTGCTTCTGTTAAATCAACTGTTACATCTTCTTCCTCTCTTGTATTTGGATTAAAATATTTAAAAGAATAATCTTGACCATATCCTAAAATACGAGCTGCAACTAATATTGCATTTTTATCACCAATTAATAAATCTTCAACTTTTACATTGTCTACAATTAATGATTGTAACAATTTATCAATTACTGTACCATTTTTTATATAATTTTGGTTTGTTAAAATGTCCTCCTCTTTAGCTGTCATATACTTCATATTTATTTTACCTGATCTTAAAGGAGATCCTTCAGGATAAAGTAAACCTTTTGAAGGTAAAGTAACTTCTTCAGTAGGAAATTGAGGTTTTTGTTCAGTTTGTGGCTGAATCTGTGGTTGTTGTTGTGTTTGTTCCATAACGTTATTTTTATTTAAAACTAGTTCGGATATACATATATGTAGAAAAAAAGAAAGCGCCAAAGAGGCGCTTTTTCTTTATAAAAATTATTACTATTAGTAATTTAAGATGGCGTAATCCATTCTCATAGTAATTGTTATATTCATTGGAGCATCAGAAGACCAATCAGCTTCTCCAAAATTTGCTTGTTTACAATAAGCTCCTTTACAAATCCATTCTTCAACAACATCTCCTACAGGACCTAATGCATTAAATCTAATGTCTTTTTTATAGAAATCAGAATAACCATCTCTACCTGTAACTGACTCATGTGATAATCTTATCCATTCCATTACTGCTTGTCCTCCTGAAGGTGTTACTGGGTCATAAAGTTCAGCTGTAATGTCTTGCCAATCAGCTTTTCCTTTTAATTTTCTTTTCACGTTAATGTGATCAAGAGTTACGTCTCCAAACTGAATGTTTGGTCTTCCTACTTTTCTAACTAGGAATGCTGGAATTCCATCGATGAACATTATAAACCTATTCTGCAGTTTAGGTTCAAATGCTGTGTACATCATGTCGTTTGTATTTAATATTGCCATCTTTTATGTTGTTTTTATTGTTCTATTATAAATATAATTCTTTTCTTTTTTTATGCAGGGAATGTAGCTCCTGTTGGAAGAATGTTAAAGTCAAGTACTATAAATTCTGCTGTTTTAGCTGGTTGTAAATAAATAGCACCAATTAATCTGTTTCTGTCAATTTCTGTTGGTGTATTATTTGTTTCGTCCATTACTACTCTAAACGCGAACAATCCTTGTCTTTGTTGTACTGACTCTAAATATGGATTAACAATATTTAGGAATCTGTTTCTTGTTTGGATTGTATTTTGTTCGAATACTAAGTATTTAGAAGAACTTGCAATAAATTTCTTAAGAGTGATTAATAATCTTCTAACATTAATTCTATCTAATGCTGTTGGTCTTACTTGAAGTGTTTTCTGACCCCAAATACAAACTCCAGTTGCTGGGAATGTTGCGATTGGGTTGATATTATTTTCATATAATGTATCTCTTTCAGCTTGATTTAATCTATGTTTAGCTTCTAATACAGTTCCTAATACTCCTCTGTTTAAACCTGCTGGTGCAAACCATTCAGCTCCAATTCGATCTGACGCAGCTATTGCACCAGGCACGATAACTGATGGTGGAACAAATATCGGCTTATTACGCGAAGTGTCTAGCACTTTTACCCATGGATAATACACAGCAGCATAATTAGTATCTAATCCACTTGCTTGGTTAGCTGCTGAAGCTACTGTTGCAGTTTCTTGTGCTAAATCCATTACATAGAATGTGTCTGCTCTGTCTTCAACCATATTAATAGCTGCATCTGTTACTGAAGCGTGTAATTCTTTAATAACACCTGGTAGAACTAACATGTTAATATCATACTCGTCTTGATTCGATAATATGTCTAATGCTTTTTTATATCCTTTATATCCAACTGCTTGTGTAGATGATAAATCAAATCCAAAAGCATTATTAGTTGCTAAGTATTGTCCTGTTTGGATTATAGTTGCTGGATCAATTCCGTCTAAACCACCTTGGAAAGGTACTGAGAATTTTAAATCTACTGCTTTTGGTCCTGAAGCTCCTGATAAATCAACAGATGCACTTAAAGATCCTTTGTAAGTGTTTGATGAACTTGGGTGAACAAATAATCTATCTACGTTGAAATCGTTTTGTTTATTAACTGTTCCTGCACCTCCTACTGATGTTAATGGTACTGGCTTATTCCAGTTTTTATTGTCTATATGTGAGAAATCCCATCCTAAGTAAGCTTTTGTATTATAAGCTCCTCCTATTTCTAGTTTAGATTGTGTTACGAAGGCTGGCATTGTGTAAGTATTAGTTCCATCACTACAATTACTGATTGTATTGAAAACAGATTTAAAACCTCTTGGTTCTAATTTAGGACTTAAAGCTCCATCTGTAACTTGTTGTGCTACTTCTACTCTTACAAATTCTGAAATGTTTGGATAATCACCTTTTGTAAGTACTTTTCCAAAATCTTCACTGTATTCTTGGTATCTGTCACCAATTCTTCTTGAAATAAAGTTTGGAGAATCTGGATCTAAATTTACATTATTAAATGATTCTAAAATAGATAAAGTTCTGTCTGTGTCATCATATTTTCTAAGTTGAACTGTAAATGTAGAATATTGTTCTATTCCATCGATATCTGCTACTTCTTTTAAATTAGCAATAGATATTTTATATTCTGTATTTGTATTACCACCATCTGCTATTGTGTGGAATTTAAATAATTGATCTACATCACCATTTGTGTTTTTAAATCCTGAAGTTATAAAAGGTGTTGATGCGTGATCATATCCTTCTTTCTTTGAACTTGTAAAGTGAGATTCAGTAGCTGATGATGCTCCATTTTGATCAGTATTTTGAACTGATATAGTAGTAGTAGGTACTTGCTGAGTTGATGAATTAGGAGATTTAAAATAGATATACACATGTGCTGGTTTTTGACCTGCTCCTCCTGTATCATAACTGTTTGCTGAATTTTTAGAATTATAAGGACTTGTTCCTAATACTTTATCTATACGAAAAGCAGAAGCGCTACTAAATGAAGCAGTAAATGCTGTTGTTGCTACATTATTTCCTTGAATAGATACAATTAAATTATCTCCTAAATCAAGTGCAGAAGCTGATGCATCAGTAACTGCAGAAGTCATATCTAAGTCTGCAGAAGCACCATTTGCTTGTTTTGAGGGTAAAAGTACTGCTATGATTTCATCACTCGCTTCATCTACTATATAAGGTATTTTTCTTGTAGCTGTAAATGAATAACCTCCACCTGCTAGGACTCTAACTACTGTTACAACACCTGCATTTCGCAAATATTCTTTTACAGTAAAAGGTACGTAAGTTTCTGGATGTTGATCTCCAAATTTTCTTACGAATTCTTGAAATCCATTTCTAATTAATGTTGGTATAAAAGCTGCTCCCTTTTGTGTAGGTCCTACAACTGCTGCTCCAATTGCTCCGATTCCTTGGGGTAAAAACGATAAGTCATTTTCTCTCGTAAATACACCTGGTGAAATAATAGTTTCTGCCATTTTATTTTTTATTTATAATTGTTATATTTCAATATGTTGTTCTGGGTATAAATATAAGAAAAATTTACAAACCAAAACTACTATAGGCGACCTTTTTTGGGTCACCTATAAATATAAAATATATTTTAAAAAATGGGGGTTTACTTACTTTCTTCTACTGTTTCTGTAGATTCAGTAGTCTCAGGAGTGAATTCTCCTGTGTCTATATTTAAAGAACCTTTACCATATTTTTCAGTAAGAGATTTAGCTAATTCATTTTCTTTGGTTTGAGTTTCTGCTAAAGTTGCTTTT